CAGGCGCGATACCGCACCCCGAAATCCAGCATTTGCAGCCGGATGACATCACCGCCGGTTTCCGAGGAGGAATCCCGCCGGGATATCTCTTTGCAGCGGGTCACCGATCCACCGCGAAAACTTGTGAGGGTTTCCGAGACCACAGGCCCCAGGGCGATAATTTCCCCATAGGTCTCGGCCGCGAGATTGACCTGCACCCGCGCCCATTCGCGATTGACCCGGTCTTTCAAGGAATAGGCGGTCAGCGTGCTGATCCGCTGCAGCGTAATGCGGGGATACCCCACATCCCTGTCGAACACCCCCCAGACAACCGGATAGCCCAGCGTCTTCAGAACGTCCTTAAGCTCACGCTCCATTGGCCTTTTCCGCCTTGAGCCGCGCGCGCTCCATCGTCTTTTCGATTTCCGTCCAGATTTCTTGCCCGAAAGTTTTCAAAACCTCGGCCTGATGGCTGTCCCAGGCTGGGCGCATGAAAGGCTGCGCTGGCATGACACCGACAGATTTGCCAGTCTTGTGAAAGCGCTGAACGGTCCCATCCTCATAAAGATGCGCATGGGGGTCCTCCTTGGCGTCTGGCCCCACATACATCGTGACCTTACTGCGCCCCCGGTCTTCTCGGGGAGCTGTTTGATCCAGCTTGCTTGTAACCACGACTTTGAACTTGCCGCCGCAATTGCCCTCTGCCGTCTCCGCGATTGGCTTCAGCGCCTTTTTCATCGCCCGCCGCGTCACCCCCTTGGAGGTGCCGCGCGCCAGCTTCGCCAGGGCGCGTTCGATATCGCCGCCCCCTTCGATCCTCATCTTGACCGCCATGTCAGGCCCCTTCAGTTTTTTTTCCACCGCCAGGCGGTGATTTCCAGCTCCTCGCGCAGGCCGACTTCCTTGATGCCGACGATCTGCCAGTCGTGGCCGTCGAAGCGCAGATGGTGCTCACCGCTGATCTCCACCCGTGCTGGAAACCAGCGGATGACAAACCGCGCGTCTGTGCGTCGCTCGACAGCCGCCGCGCGCACCTTTTCCGCATCAGAAACAGGATGATAGCTGGCCCATACCGTCAGCCATTCGGACCAGCGCGAGGCGATTTCTTCGCCCGCGTCATTCTCCTCGATGACCGCGCGCAGGATCGAGATGCGCCGGTTCTTCGCCGCCACTCCCATCAACGCCACCAGCTTTTGTAGGGTGCAACCAGTCTAGCGATCGACAGCGGCACCTCGACCGGAGCCGCCCCGAACACGACAGGTTCACGCACCTCATAGAGGTGGGCTGCAAACAACAGGACCGCGTGACAGATCGGCAGCGGCACCGCCGAAGCATCCCCATACCCTGCAAGGTAGTCGATCCGCAGCGGCGCCCGAAGCCGACCAGGCCGCCCCCAATCCTCACAGGCCACTGCAAACCGGCCGCCATCCTCGAACAGCTCCAGCGCCTCAACTGGAAAATCGACCCAGCCCCCGGACTGGTCGTAACGCGCAGCGGCGACAATCTGCCGAACCGGGGCAAGCGACAGTTCGACAGCGCCGCCCGCCGGGGGCAACGCCGCAAAGCGTTCGCTCCAGACCTGATTGACCAGGGCCAGGCTCAGTTCGCCGTCCGGCCCATCGAATTGGGAAATCGCCGTATTGAGACAGTGCAGCAGATAGGCGTCATCCTCGCCGGGCTCGACTTTGAGATGCGCCTGCAGGCGGGCAAGGTCCACCGCAGGAGCATCAGGCCCGCTAATCCGGGTCAACCACATGGTGCGCCTCAGGCTCCGGGCTCGGGCTCGGGCTCGGGCTCGGGCTCGGGCTCGGGCTCGGGCTCGGGCTCGGGCTCGGGCTCGGGCTCGGGCTCGGGCTCGGGCTCGGGCTCGGAAAGCTTGACCGGCGGTTGCGCGTCCGCGTCAACCAACTCGGCATAGCCCGCATTGATCAGATCGCGGCCGACATCATCGGCGACGGTGGGCGCGGTGTTGGCGACAAAGCTGCCGACCGGGCCGGCGCAGCTCACAAGGACTTTGATTTTCATGAGGAACCTTTGTGTGAAAGAGAAAGGATCACCGGCAGGCCGCTGGCCTGCCGGCCGTGTCAGCCGGATCAGGCGGCCATCTGCAACGTTCGGATCGCCTTGGAATGGCCCACGGCGCCGTCGATCCGATGCACGCCCATGATGCCGAGGTTCGGGAAGAACTTTTCGCGCGCCACGCCGATCAGCGGGTTGCCAACTTTGCGGACGTAGTATTGCGCGAAGTCCCCGAACGCGATCGGCTTGGCCCCCGCACCGATCTGCGCCATTGCCTGGTTAAAGCTCACGGGCCGGTTGTTCAGCGTGGCGGGAACACCCTTCACCACATCGCCATCCGACCAGATGTAGCGCCCGGACGTGTCCTTGATCTTGCGCAGCGCCTTCACGGTCTGATCATGCATTTGGAACCGCACCTTCGGGCCGCCGCGATAGGCCGGATCAACCGAGTGTTCCAAATCCATGATGTCGTCGAAGGTCAGCACCGCCGCCGCCCCCGCGACGTGGCCCACCTGCGCGCCCGTCACAAAGCCAAGCGGCTCATTCACGCCGGTGCCGACGGTCAGCCAGCGGTTGCCCTTGCGGCCCAGCCGTTCGCCGATCAACATGCCAAGCAGCGCCTCGAACCCGAAAGAGCTGTCCTGGGCCAACTCAAAGCTCCACTTGATCCAGGGCGTGACCATCGGATGCGCCAGAAGCTGCGTTTTCGCCAGGACGATATCGCCGGAATCGTCGTCAGCGCCTTCGTTCCCTTCGGTATGGGCGTTCGCCTCTTCGTCCGTGTCATCCACCTTCGGCAGATCGAAGGGCGCGCCCGTCGCCAAGTTGATTTCGGTGGCGATGCCCGGATCCATCATCGGGCCATGGGCGGCCGCGGCCTTGTTGATTTCGGAGGACAGGGTGGTGGGCACCAGGAAGCCACCGCCGGCACCGGTGCCCGTGGTCTGGGTCCGCAGTTCGCGGGCGCCGGCGCGCAGGGCTGCGCGGGCCTCCTTATCCATTTCGGACAGATCGGCGCCGCTGGCGAGGTAGAGGCGGAACGCCTCGCGGTATTCCGCGCCGACATCCCCGTCCGGGGCATGGCTCAGCCCATCCTGCCCCGGCCGGTTTGCCTCGCGCTCTTCCCGCTCCCGCTGTTCCTGACGCTCCTCCGCCTCGCGCTGAGCCTTGCAGGCGCGTTCCTCTCGATCCGCCTCCGCGACCAGATCGTCATACTGATCCATCAGCTTGTCGAATTTCGCGCCGGCCGCCCGCGCTTCTTCCTGCGGGGTCTTGTCGGTGATGCCCGCCCGGATGCCCTGGGCCTCGGTCAGGATCGTTTGCGCCTTCGCGCGCAGTTCTTTCACTTTGGACATAATCGGTCCTTTCTCAGTTTTGGAAAACGCGCCTGCCCGGGGCGCCGGATCATGGGCTTGGGTGGTCAGGAGAGACCGGATAGGCGCATGCGCATCTGCATGGTGCGGCGGACGAACTCAGCGCTGCCGCCAAGGGCTGCCGTCTTCGACCGCAACCCGATTTCAGTGCCCTCATAGGCGGGATCAGTCACGATTGAGACGTCATAGAGACGCACCGACTGGATGGTGCGCACCGCATGCGGGCCGGTTTCGTCCCAGGTCTCCTTGTCGGCGACAAAGGCGAAACTCATCTTCGACAGATCGCCGCGCTTCATCTTCGGCAGGATGCGCTGAACATCAGGGTCCGAGGCGTCCAGCGCAGTATCCACGTGCAGCCCGCGCTGATCCTCCGCCAGCGTCAACGTGCCCGAGCTGGTGCGGGCCAGCGGCAAACCGCCGTGATTGATCAGAAAGGTGACGTCATCACCCCGCGTCAACGCCTCGGCAAAGGCGCCCCGCTCGATCACCTCGACCCAGCCCCAACTATCAAGTGGACCGATTTCAGTTTGCGCCCCGAAGACTGCCGCATAGCCGGTAACGTTGATCAGATCGCCCTCGGCTGCGCGCAGCTCGACGGGCGCAGAGGCGCAGAAACGCACCTCGCGTTTTTGGTCGCTCATCGCGTCCCCCTTGGTCAGTTGTCGGTCTGGTCTTCCGGATCGCCGCTGTCCGGCGCCGCGCCGGCATCCTCGGCCGGCTGGGGCTTGGCAAAGGCTTTCCCGGCCAGTTCGATCGGCACCATCGCCCCTTGAACCAGCAGCACATCGCCACCAGGCAATGGCGCACGGTTCTCCAGTGCGCGCCCCTCGTTCGGTGTCATCAAGCCGTTCTGGATCGCTTTCGCGATTGCCTCGATTCGGGTCTTAAAGTCGCCCCGCATCATGCCGTCGAGGTTCAGCTTGACGTAACGCTTCGAGCCCCGGCCGAAGATCTTCAGGGTCAGCTCTTGTTCGAACTTCTTCACCCAGCGCCGCAGCGTGTGCTTCACCAAGTGCAAATCCTGATGCTCGATGTTGTTGTAATTGCCCTTCGACAACTCCTGAAGGAACACCGGCGGTAGTTGATAGATGCGCGCCACCTGCCCAACCGCGAAAATCTGCACCGGAGTCAGCTGCATCTTTTCCGGGTCATCGCCGAGGCGAACCAGATCATGACCCGCCGGAATTGGCAGCACCGGCTTGCCGTCCTCGGCGAAGCGCCGCGTCACCTTCATCAGATCGGCCGCTGCCCGCATCATCTCTTTGGCTGCAGAGAACGGACCTTTTAGCACATAGGGCGGCACCCCATTCTTGCCGAACACAGTCAGCGCGTAGCGATTTGCATTCAGCCCCTGCCGGATAGCCGCGGCGCAGGTCTGAACCGGGTTGTGATGGTTGACGTGATCCGGCTTCAACAGAAAAGCAATGTCGATCACGTCGGCGCCAGCATAGGTCTTAACTTTTCCCGAGGGCTCCCGGTAATCATAGAAGAGCCTCCCGTTCGCCTTGCGCACCGTGGTGCGGGCATATTCCATCGGAAAGAGGTTGATCACCTTCCCCAGCTGGTTGCGCTCCACATAGGTATAGGCCCGCCCAGGGCCGAAAACCTCGGCAAAGAAGGTTTCGCGCCAGGAAAACGAGGTGGTGGTATCGTTGACTGCTGCCCCCAGTACATCGGCAACCCCACCGCTGATCTTGTTGTCGCCGCCATCGCCAGCGGTTTTCTCAAACACCTCGATTGGCAGCCCCGCCATTGCGGCCGACAGAAAGTTGATCGCCGCCCAGACGCCAGGCAGCGACAAGGCTTCTTTCATGCTGACGCCTTCGGAGACCCCGGAGGCCAACACCTCGGCAATCGCTTCCTCGCCGCTGTCCATCACGACCCGCGCCCGCTCTTCCGGTGCCTCGGCCTCCGGGCGGCGCCGAAAGCTCAGTCCAAATCCCACAGCTCATCCTCCAGCGAAAACCCATCATCGGCCCAAGGCGACACATCTTGCCCGCCTCGCTCACGACACAGCGCCATGCCAGTCGCCATGCCAAGCGACACCATGCCGTCGATCCGGCCGTGCGCCCGCTCCTTGTCGAACATGCGGTGGCCTGTGCGGTTCTCGGCATAGGTGACCGAGGCCGCCATACTGTCGAGCAGCGGGTTTTGCGCCACCGTCAGCCGGCCATCGTAAATTGCGTTCTCCAGCTTGTTGATGCTGTCAGGCATCCACAGATAAATCTCGACTTCCTGCCCCGGGTTGGTCGGATCGGGCACCTTCTCCAGAACCCGTTTCTGGAAGCCCTGCGGGTGGACTTCCGTGGGCAGCACCAGGCCCTTTTCCGTCAGGCTGTCCTTTAGCCGCTCCAGACCGTATTGATCGCAGGCGATCACCTCCGGGGTGTATCGCGAATTGAGATCAGCCAGTGCATCGGCCAGCCAGGGGTATTTCAGACGCTCCCCCGGAACCGCTTCGATATGCCCCTGGTTGGCCCACAGATCATAGGGTGCCTGATCGCGGCCAGAGCGCTCCAGCAGCGTTCCCTGGGGCGTCCAGAACCACGTTTTTGCCGCCAACTGTTCGGCGTCCTTGGTCGCGTCCAACACCCAAACCAGCGTCAGCGCCGAGAAGTCCCGTACCTGGCTGAGGTCGAGCCCGCCGAAACAGGGATAGCCCGCCTTGGTCAGCGCCTCCGGGTCAACATCGCCCCGGCAGGCAACCCATGCATCCCGCTTGATCGCGGCCGTCACGGATTGGGTCCATTGGCAGAAATGCAGCCGGGCAATTCCGTTGCGCTTGCCAGGCATCATTTGCGCCTGCCGAACCACGCCGCGCAGGTATTCTTCCTGGATCGTCACGCCGAGCAGCGGGTTCACCTTCACCCAGCAACCCGGATCGTTCTCCCAATCGTCACCATCGTCGAGCGAACAGACAAAGGCGAATGTGCTGTCATCCTCGACAACCCCGGTCGCCACGTTGACCGCGTGCTGGTGCTCTTCCCAGCAGATGGATTTTTTGTCGCTCCCCGAGTTTGTCGCCATGCACAAGAGCGGCTGCTTGCGGAACTTGAACCCCCGCTCCAGCATGTCGATCACATCCCGGTTCGGATGTTCATGCACCTCATCGGTGAGCGCGCAATGCGGGCGCGGCCCGGATTGTGCCTTTTCGGCAGACAGCGGCTTGAACTTCCGCTTGTCGCCCAGCTTGCCCACATAGTTCATTTGCCAGACTGGGTTCTCGCCCTGCCGGCTGACGGACTGCTTCAGAATCGGCGACTGCTCGACCATCGCCACCGCATCCTGGAATAGGATCGCAGCCTGTTCTTTCTTTGCCGCCGCTGAGTAGACCTCTGCGCGCGGCTCGCCATCGGCGACCATCATGTATAGCCCGATGCCGCCCAGCATGGGCGACTTGCCGTTGCCCTTGCCCTCTTCGTCATAGAACCGCGTGAACCGCCGCAGCCAAGCGCTATGGGTCTCGTTGTACTTCTTCCAGCCCAATAGCGCCCCAATCCGGAACGCTTGGCTAGGATGCAGATGGAACGGCTTGCCCTCGAATTGGCCGCCGTTCAACCTCAGAACCTTGGGGAAGAACTCGATTGCCCGCTTGGCCGCTGCCACATCCCATTTCAGCCCCCGCGCCGGACCTTCGACAAGATCGCGCAGGTGACGCTCTGCCGCCGCGCGGACGTAAGGCCCTGCAACGATCTCCCCGCCTACAACGTCCTGAGCCCAAGCCGTGACCGGATCGTCTGAATGTGAGACCCGCGCCGCGTTGTCTGTCATGTCAAATAGCCCTCGGGGCCATTCGGATCAGGAAAGCTGAACCCGAGCTGACCGTTGCCAGAAAGCCCCCGCTCCGCCGCCGGCGTCATGCCAAAATCGTTTGCCAAGGCCCTGATCTGGCGGAAGGTCTCGTTCAGCTGAGCCACCTCCGGCCGCGCCTTGATCTGCTTGCCATTGCGAGTCTGGCTCTCGTAGGTCTCGCCAAGCTCTTCCAGTTCCAGCGTCAGCCGCTCATGACGTAGAACAGCGGCGCAGAGCTGACGGAACATGAAAACATTCGTGGGCTTAAGCCGGTCAACGGTTGGATGACAGAGCGGCAGCGCCAGCCGGTCGAAGGTCCAGCGCAGTTGGTCCTGCATGCCCTCCGGGCGCAGTTCCTCCAACCGGGCGCGCGCGCGCTCTTCGAGATTGTGCAGCTGCGCCCCGTCCTCGGCGAATGGAACCACTTTCTCCTCAGTCGGTCGACGCCCTCGCATGTCTTCGCCTAACCTCCTATTTCCAAGTGGCTTTTTCTATCCAATTTCGACTTTGCACACAGGAAGGTTCTCCCTCCGGTTTCCAGCCCATGGGGATTTCCTTCGCCCCCTCCCCCTCCCGTCCAGAAGGTTTCGGATCAGCGGTTCGCCGGGTGGTTCGGATCAAGCGGCCAGCCATCCGGCCCGCGCTCTTCCGAAAAGCCTCTGGTCTCCAGCCGCTGCTTGTTCCGATCGTGATCGTCCGGGCAGAGCGTTTGCAGATTCTCCGGGTCGAGGAACAAGGCCCGGTCGCCCCGATGCGGCACGATGTGATCCACCGCCAGAAACCGCCGGCGTGGATTTGTCTGCCCCTCACCTGCCGCCGTCAGTGACCCATCGTTGACGATGCCCCGACACAGGCAGGCCCTGCAGATAGGTTCCCGCGCCAAGTGCTGCGGGCGAAGCTGTCGCCGCCAGGCCGAGAGGTTATAAAGCTGGTGGTATTCACTCCGGGCCGTCATGCACGCCCCCAGTAACGCAAAAGCGCCCGCCGGTTTCCCGTGGGCGCAATTCTTGATGATAGGAATCTGTTAGGATGCAGTCGTACTAAGCGTCAAGCCCCTTTCTTCACATCCCGATGATACGCGACCTTGCAACCGGCCCAATCATCCGATCAAGCGCTGAGCAAAGAGCCTCGCACAACACCCTGATGTGCTTCCCTTGCGCTGCCTTCCCTTCGGCGACCCAGCCGCTTTTGGCCAGAACTTCAGAGAGGCTACTGTCCTCCAGACACACCATATCGACCAGCCGCCTATCCGGGATGGACGCACGCACGCCTCGCTGGGAGGGTCGCACCCGCCGGACCTCCATCGCGACACCGGCCCCGATCCTCCGGCGCAGCCGGTCGATCTCTTCCCGGTCCCGCAGCAGAGCATCCATGAAGTCGCCACCCCGCCCGCTACCACTGGACCGCAGCGCCTCGACCGACGAACACTTGAGCCCGGCACAGGCGTGACGCTCCACCAGATCACGATAGTGTCGGCCCATGGAGATTTGCCCGGGGCTGAGCGGCACCGGCTTGCGCGCCCGCGCCGCACTGGCGGCCATCCGGTCGAACACATCGGCGTTGCAGATCGCCGCCCGCCCGAGGTGGCCGGCATCCTTGATCTGATACCCATCGGCCCCATCCGGATAGAGCCGCTTGAGCTGGACCAGCCGGAACGCCCCACGCGCC